AGGCTCCAGAGCATCCATCATCATTTTCCGCATGCTCTCCAGAGTTTGGATATACTCCGTTCGATGCCGTGTATTCGCTTCATGGATCTGCTGCTCAAGGGTATCTCTGGTCTTCGCTAGGGTAATGGTCTTCTTCGTGTAATCATCATGCATCATGAATCCTTTCTTGAGGTCATCCAACGTCACCTTGACCTGCCGATCCTCCCCATATTCTCCTTTTAATACTAGATCATAAGTCTGCGGCTCCTCTTCCAAGATCTCGGGTTCATTGTCCTCATTGGGAGTCGCATCACCTTCCGGCAGCTCGGAAAGCGCCTTCTCCTCCTCGGGAGATTCTTCCGTTGGGATGGTCGTCAAATTTGCAAAATCGTCTGGCATGATTTCACCTTATTCGATACTCATGGGCGCTCTACCTTGTCCGAGAGGCTCGCACGCTCGATATAGCCTTTCAGAACACTAACAAAGATGCCGAGTAGCTTGGAATTTTTCCAAACCGCTTCGCGTATTTCTCGCCCTTCTTCCGTGTCTCCCGTCTCAATCCATTGACGTAACATTCCCTGCCTCATGTCTTCTATTGCCATGGAGAAAGCGGGGTTTTCGATTACCTGGCGGGCTAATTCAGCCGTTTCTGTGTTTTTCATGACCGTTTCCCATCCGTATTCCCCCTTTAGGGCTAGATTATAAATCGGCTCTGGAAGCGCTCCCTCATCGGTTTTTTCCATTTTATGGCTCTCCTTCGATCTTGACATCAAAATCCTTTCCTCCAATTTTACCCTTTATCCTCCGCGGCCTACCTGGGCGCTTCCCTGTCTGCTCACCTTTAGGCTCTCCGGCCGGTACAGTAGGAGGGGACAGGATACCTGTCTGCCCGCCAGGCAGGCGGCCAGGCAGGGGTAGGCTGGATCCAATTTTTAGCCCTATTTCGGTATTTGCTTTCAGCGCTGCGATCTCTAGATCGTTCTTGTTCGCCATTTCCGCGACTATCAGGTCTTTGTGGATTTCGGCCGCGCGGATCTCAGCCTTAAGCCGCTCGACTTCCATCTGCGCGGCAATAAGCTTGTCTTGCTCGCTCGGGCCCTCCGGAGCTTGCTCAACCGTGTCGGGATCTGTCCAAAACAGACTAGGATCGCGGAATCCAATAAGCTCTGCGTACATTGAGACGGAATTGTAGATATTCTTGGCGGTGACGAGTGTTCCAAACCCCCCCGCCTGCACGGCGAGATGCTGTTGATCAATGATCTCTTTCATGGAGGCCGCATTTCTCCCGGAGGCGCCACTCCCTAGCCCAACATTGGTAATTGTATCCGCCATGCTGCTCCATTCACGCGGATCGACGGAGATAAATTTGTTGCCCAACCGGAATTCTTGTGGGGGATTCTGATGATCGCGCGCGATTTGAACCACAATCTTGAAGATTTCCTTGAGGGTAATCTCAGCGAAGATCCTTGCAATCCCTTGTACCCTGCTATCTCCCGTCTCGGCCGCGATTACGGAGGCAACGGCACCGCCGGACGCCGTGCGGGCGATAACATCCGCATCAACCTTCTGCCCAAGGACCCCAGTTCGGTTTTGCAGCTGTTCCCTCAGCTCCCCCTTAACAGCTAGCAGATCCGATGCGATGAATCCCGGCTGCTCGAATCGCAATGCCCCCGCCGATCGCTCGAATATCGGCTCTCCAGGTCCAGCAGACATAAGGGATTCGAGGTTGACCAGGGGTCCGGATGCGCCTTCAAGCACTATCGGCCGCTGATGATTTGAAAGGTAGATATTGTTCAGCAACTGGCGCTGAAGCTCCGATGAAATGAGCTGAAGCGACATAGTGAGATCCGCCTCGCTCTTGCCTAGCCATCTGTGCGGCTGCGGCATCGGAGAAAAGCAGGCATATCCGATATGCTTAATCCGCTCATTCAGGTATACCTTCGATCCAATCCGTATAATCCTCCGGCGCTCGGCGATCCCATCCTCATCAAAATCGATTCGTACGCTGCTATCCTTGACCACTACACGCTTCATCGCCGGATCTAATGGTTGCGTATAGCGGTAGAAATCGGAGAGATCTTCATCTCTAGCCAATTCCTCATCATTCCAATCGTCTTCGCTGGCATCCCCCTCTGGCTCGTCATCTAGCCCGATTATCCCTCTCTCGCGCAGAGCCGAGAGGCTCATCCGTGAGCGATGCTGCACAAAATCGGCATCGGCAACGGAAATCGATTTATGGTCGGAATTGACGTAGAAATCCTCCGGGGGGATGACCTCAATCACGATATCGTAGCCAGGATCAGCGGGGAGGACCTCGACCTCGAAGAAGCCATCGGATGACGGAGAAACAGACATCACATCGCCTTGCGCTGAGAGCAGCGTGACTTGCTCCTCGGTAAGGCCCCTGTATTTCTCTGGCTCAGGGCGCAATTTCTCCGCATAGATCTTCACGATCGAATTCTTTTGCAGGAGCGCATCGTGCAAAAGATTGAGAAGGATCTCGAATCCGTTGTTCCGGCGGAAGAAAATATAGTTGCAGTACTGCGTTTTCTGCTTTGCGCTCTCTATGTCTTCCTCGCTCTCTGGTAGGAATTCGACGATGCTTGCGGATGAGGTGAAAATCTTGAGAAGCTCGGTCTTAAGCCACTCGACCGTGTCGAACGTCTCTGAGCTTACAAACTTCGACCAGTTTTTCTGCTCATTTCCGTAGGGCTCCTGATTGTAGTATTCGATCGCTCTGGCCCGCTCTCGCGAGACATCATCCATCCGGGTAGAGATAGCCGATGCCTCCCATGAATCAAGAATGGCTATCACTTCTGATTCTTCCAGCCCCTTGGGGGGTGAATCAGAATCCAGTGGATTGGAAAGGATCAGCTCATCCAGAGACTCCCTATCTGCTTGGGGATGGATGATTGATAAATCTGCGTAATCAGGCGGCACTCGCTCACGGCCTCATTAAGTCACTTCAAAAATGTCGGGCTTGCACGCATAGTGCTACAGCGTCACATCCATCTGAGTCTCCTTCTGAACTGCTCAGCCATTAGCATCATCCCTGAACAGCTCAATACGAAAGTCATCAATACAAAAGTCGCCTGTCTGCCCGCCAGGCAGGTCGGTTAGCGCTTCAATAAGCTCGGCATGCCTCTTTTCCAGCCGAACCAGCCTGGCTTCCATTTTCACTAGATCGCATGTCTCTGAATCAGATTGAGATTGAGTCATTTACGCCACCTGTTTTAGAAGCGTACAGCCTCCTCGTTGATGTCCGCGATTCTTCGATTTGTTCCTTCAGCCCGGGCCAAGTGTTCTCGTCGTAGCCCGATTCGTCTGCGAGCCATTCGTCCAACAGCACGATAACCGCGGCATGCCTCTTCCGGAATTCCGCCATACAGAATGATTCTACTCGCTCACGGCCTCATAAGTCATTTCAAAAATGTCGGGCTTACACGCATAGTACTCGCCCTTCACGCCACAAATGATCCAGTCTCCAGGGGAGACAAGATGCCACCCCTCAAGTGTCTTGATTGCCCCCATTCCGCACCCCTCATTACGCCCCATCTGTATGCGGTCAGGAACTGGGTAGACTACTTTTGGGTGGTCGCCCGGCTTGAACCATTGCATAGCCTCAACTACTACAGGCATCTTCCGGAATTTCTCCATTGGGGGGGCGATCAGCGTTTCAATTGAATCATGTGTCATCGGAGTCTCCTTTTGGCTTGTTCTGAGATCCGCTCACCGAGGCGCTTCCTGCCTTTAATCTTTTAACCTCCTTCTCACATGCATGCAGTCGTGAGCTCAGATCGGCCATGAACCTTAGCATCCCTTCCTGCTCTCGCATGCAGCTATCTAGATCCGCCCGCATCTTAATCCATCCCATATTTGCTCCAGGTTACTCCAAATTATTCCAATTATCCGAGGCATACACGATGCGGGGCGTGACCGACCACTTACTCACTATCTTGCGGTGCTCAATATCACTGTCGGAGAGCCCTGCCTGAGCAGACAGGTGCCAGACAAGCGTTCGGGCATACCGAAACTTAACCTCAACCTGCAGGCCTGGCGTGCTCTCGACGGATTCCTCTTTCATCACACCCATTCTCGTCTGTGCTTGCTCATAAATTTATTATAATCCTCTCCAGTCTTGGCCGCAACTGATGCGTGCCGGAGACTCATCATCCCTATTCTGGTAGCCGACAGGAGATCGTCGTGTATTTTTTGCACTAGCCCATCCTTGCGATGATACTGTCGGTACTCCTCGAACCACATCACACATGAGGAGAATATTTTCAGGGTCCCAAGTTCAAGTCGCTCGCGCATAAGCTCGATGCCGGCTTCGAATCCATAGCCTCCCTCGGGAAATGTCGCATGCTTGGGAAGCATATTCAGCAAATGGTCGCGGTATTGGTTCGCGATCTCCTCCCCCGATCCAGGATCATGCTTGAGCGCATCATGTGGCCATGCCCACGGAAGCCCCTTCCCCCAAGCCCTCAAACGAGAAGCATGCTGATAGATCAATTGCCTTGACTGGCGATACTCGGCGATCACATAGGCGATGTCTGTATCACGATCCCAAGCAATTTTAACGGCCGCGGTAGGGTGGTCCCATCCCATATCCATCGCCCCGAGAAGCGGCCAATGAGCCGGGATAGCAAGGGGCTCGCAACGGATGTCAGCCTCGAGCGACAGGAAAACCAACCCAGAGCCGAGAAAGGGGATAGCTCGGATCCTGGCATCGCGCTCGTGCTCAGGGATTCTGGCCTCGGCAAGCTTGCGCTCTTCAGGTGAATAGTGCAGCGCATCATCAAGCGTCATGCGGGTCACGCTCGACCCAGGCGGCTCATCGATTGTCAGCCTGCGGATGAGCGCCGTCTGCCCGAGGAGCGGCGTCATCGTCACCATCATCAGACCGTTTCTCGCTTGCAGCCGGACCAGGCCCTCAGAGTAGAGACCTAGCTCCAATTCTTCGTCCGCCCAGATCCCATCGAGAGTCTCGGAGGCCCAGTTCTCCCGCCCCTTGCCGTAAGTTTTGAATTTCAGGAAAGAGCTTCGCCCGGAGGTATGCCGGATCTCTGCATGGTCAAGGAGATCGGCCACCCCGCGAGCCGGGGACACCGAGATGATATCGCCATGAGGGATAAATCCCGTCCCCAGATGGCCAATGGACCCAAAGAGAAGTCGCTGAGGCGTATCACGCGTGCTCTCGCCGGACTCCCCCGCGCACCACCAGCGCGTCGGCTCAGCGAATACTCGCCCCGTCCACCAAGGCGGATATCGCCCAGTAAGATGCATCGCTACTTCGGCCGCGCCCGCCGTGCTCTTACCGGATTGGTTGGCCGCTAACAGGCAGCGCTCCACTACCCGAGCGCCGGCCGCGTGAAACTCAATCTGCTTCGGGTGGGGCGAGTAGATTTCGAGCTTCCGACGCTCCAGCTCCATCCGCAGCTCCGACTCCAGTCTCTTGCAGAGATATTGCCGCCTGCCTGCAGACAGGCTGAGGCTCGATTGCCCTAAGCTCTTCGAGGATCTGCCTGATTTCATCGGTGGATAAAGCCGCGACACCTACGCTGGCGTTTACCGTGCTCTCGACCTTGGAGCGCCAGCCGAATCGATTGGCCATTGTGAGGCCATAAGTGGCCGAATGGAATCGCTCGGCGTTGAGATCCTCGCGCCCCTTCTTCTCCCACCAAGCCTCGGCCAGGCACCGTCCATGTTGCAATGAAAGGTGAAATTCCTCATGCACCTTCTCCCAGTCCGTCATATTCTCCTTCCATACTCCCAGATCCGCCGCGACCTCATTGAGGCTCGCACCGCCTCGCATAAGCTCCACAGCCCGCTCGCACATCCATCGCCGATATTTCGTCGGCCGGCCTAACTTCCTAACTATCTTCCTGTCCATCCGTCTTGCTCGCCCCCACGCTCCACTTTTTAAGCATCTTCTGATGCCCAACATGGGCACCTTCCGGCGCGTGCGACACATCGACCAACTTGTTTCCCTCAAGCACCAAGGTTTCGGAAAAACGCGCGATATTATATGGCGTCGACACGGCTCGATCGACCGTCAAAATTTCGATAACCCGGCCGCCGCCGAGACTAAGGACGGCGCAGAACCTACCAATCCCGGTCGAGGCTACCTTAAACATCCTCGGCTCCGAACAACTCCTCCAACCACTTCCGAACCATCTTCTGATGCCCGGATAGCCCGCCATCCAATTCCATGTCGATGACTCGATCGCCCTCGTAGACTAGCGTAGCCTGTCTGCTCCGCAACGGCGCCAAGTCAACGCGATAACCCGTCCACACCACGATCTCCTGATGCCGCCTGCTTTGGCGAATAACAGTCTCGACAGGAAATTCAAATTTTTCTTCCATCTCCCCCAAATAATTCCTCCAACCACTTTCTGACCATCCTCAGGTGTCCGGCTTGCCCGCCCTCCAAAGCTGAGTCCATATCGATAATTCGATCGCCCTCAAATACTAATGTCTCCGCGTATCGGAGCGCATAAGGCGTCGAGTCGGCACGATCTGCCGTCGAAATCCTGATCTCCCGATCGCCATGACGGATAACAGTCACCTCGCCAAATTTTTCTTCCATCTCTATAGGATATTTGATATCCTGCCTCCACGCAAGGAAAAAAATATCGAGGCATCTATGGAATCATACCGCAGCTCCATGACCGCGGCCCGCCGCAAATACCTCTCCGCCGCGCTCAGAAAATGCAAGTGGGATATCAATAAATGCTCCGAGATTAGCGGCCTCACCCGAGCGCGCATCTACCAGCTCATCAAGGAGCTCGAGATCTCCAAGATCCGAGACCTGCCTGGTGCTGGGGGCCTTCCAGACCAATGGAAACGACTTTTCCCGCATCGGGGCCTAGCCCTGCCGGCAGACAGGCAGGGCGGGCTTGTCAAGTAACATTAAAAAAATTTAATATTAAATCTTTGTAATGTTAGTCAAAAAAACTTGAAGTCCGATCTTCCATACACTATACTGATAGTGGAAGCTGGAGATGGGGACCGACGAGGAAAACCAAGCACCCAGCCTCCTAGGATGGCCCCACAAGGGAACCTTAGGATGATTGGCCAAGCAGTCCAGGGCCAAATGACCAAAGCAGATTCATTAGATGAGTCTGCTTCGGCGGTTGACCGGTCATCCGTGAAAATCCGGGGTTGCCAGCTTGCCTCAAAGCTCGGCGGTATACGACTCGACCGATATTGAGATCGTAGGTAACAGGAAGCGATCGACCTTGTAATGAGCGCCTCCCGCTCCCAGCGCGGCAAGCTGGGCTTGACCGGACTCCGCGAGTCCGGTCAAGCGGTGAAGCCAGGCCGCCGAAAAGTTCTGGCAGCATAATAAGATAGGAGATTAGATTATGAACTCTCTGCATAGATTTATTCGCATAAAAGAGGCCTTCGTTGCACAAAACTATTTGGTGAATCAAGGCCTAATGCATTTCGATGTCCTGGCCAAGATTGCCCAGTATGGCGTCGACGAAAAGATGTGGAAGGGCTTATGTGAAGTCGCCGCCAAACACGGCTTTAGGCAAGAGGATGACAAGGAACAGTATGCGGATCATGCGGCAGCCAAGCTCCAAGACTTCTGTCGGGCCATGATGCCGACGAGAAATACGGAGTAATCGTAGCACAGAGGGGCTTCTCCCGAGGCCCCTCGATGGTGCGATTGGTGCACTGACTAAAAATAATGAGGAGATAGAAATGACCACGACGATGAGAAAGTTAGCGGATCTACCCAATCAGTTAGGATTCCAGTTTACCGGAATGCACCACGATGGGACGGAACGGCCGTGCATAGTATCTCGAGATGACGACGGGTGGCATCGTGTGTACGACCAACAGGGAGTACGCATTGACTCGCTTGCGGGATGGAGGGCTGCCGAAAACCTCAGCAAGTCGTAGCACAGAGGGGCTTCTCCCGAGGCCCCTCGATGGTGCGATTGGTGCACTGACTAAAAATAATGAGGAGATAGAAATGACCACGACGA